AACAGCTTCATCAACTGTAGCCTTGACCTCCATGAAAGAAGTCTTGGCCTGCTTGTAAAGCTCGCACCCTTCCTTGATAGCCGCAACACAAGCATTGGCAGCAAAGAGGATGCTGATCGGATCAATGTCTTACTCCGTCAGGCAGTACGCTGCCACATGTACACAACAACGTACGGTTGCAAGTTTGCGTTTGTCCCTGAAACACCAGAAGAGGCCGTAGTGCCCGACACTGTGTGAGAGTGCGACGCATCAACTGAATAGCGCGTCACAGTACTCTGTGCTCCGTCAGCCCCGCCAGCTAAACCGGTAGCCGCAATAGACACAATGCCAGACGCAGCGGCGGGTTTACTAGCCTCGAAAGTGCCAGATAAAGATGCAGTGCTGGTGGTAGCACTGTATGTGTGCGTATGGCTTACAACAACGGCGTCTGCACTACCGCCAGTAGCGCCCGCTGAAAAACCGCCGCCGTTACCAATCAAAACTCTACCAGCACCAAACGCTGTCCAAGTTCCAAAGCCAAGCAGTGTGCCGGGGTTAGTAGCGACAGTGGCCGTATAAATTGCGCCCACGGGGAACAACAGATTGCCAACAAGCGAAGCTACGGCTGCGGCGGTGGTTACACCTGTACCACCAGAAGCCACTGCCAAAGTTGAAGACAGGCCAGCCGCTGTTCCAGTTGTATTTTGATTCAGCGTGGGGAATGTGCAGTTGGCGAGGTTGCCAGAGGCTGGCGTACCAAGCGCAGGAGCTGTCAGCACTGGGCTGGTCAGGGTCTTGTTAGTTAAAGTTTCCGAACCAGCCAAAGTCGCCAGTGTGCCGGTTGTCGGCAGCGTTACATTGGTGAGGGCGGTTGCAGTGAGCGTAACACCGAAAGCACCGGAAGTTGTAAGCGCCCCCGCAGTAGAAATGTTTCCACCAAGCGTAATTGTCCGGCCTGTATTCGCTACGCCTGTACCGCCGTTTGCGCCGAGCAAAACACCTGTGACGTCGCTGGTGCTAATGTCAATCTGATCCCAGCTTGTGTTTGTTCCGTCGGACTTTAAGTACTTACCATTGGCGCTTGTTTGGGATGGAGCCAACGCGTTAAACGCAGCATTGGCTGTGGTTTGCCCAGTACCGCCGTTGGCAATAGCCAGTGTTCCTGTCAAGTTGGACGCTTGCAACTCATTAAAGTTTGTGCCATCAGACCAAACCATGACCTTGGAGCCGTTGGTAACTGTAATGCCTGTGCCCGCTGCGGTAGTGTTGCCAATCACAGTCGAGTTGTAAATGGTCATCGAGTAACCGCTGTTGTTGTACACGATGTACTGCTTGGACACTGGGGGAGCATAGACGTTGAACGCCGCGCCGGTAGTTGTCGTGAAGCGCAACATGGCGTACACAGATTGGTTCAAATTGGCGGTTGTGGTTGGGCCATTTAAATACGTCAAGGCTTGGCTGGCGCTTGTGACGCTAACAGTCTGATACCCCGCAATTGCAACATCAAAAATGTTAGAGAAGTTGCCGTTTGTAGTCGATCCCCAAGCACCAGCTTGGTCTCCTGAACCAACAAGTTCAACCCGAAGGCTGTTTGAATATGTGCTGCTCATTTAATTTGCTCCTTGTTGAGCGGCTGTTTTTGCCGCTTACCATACACTCAACACTTCAAAGATGCTGCGATTATCTATTACGGGGATTATTTTGGGAAGCGTGCTCTGATTTCGGCGATCTTAGCTTGCCATTCCTCAAGCGTTGCTTCGCCGCGCTGTGCTTTGAAGAATATTGGGTCGGCCTCTGCCACATAAGCATCTAGCCGCAGTTCTTTGACAGAAAGCGGCGCAGCGCCGTCTACCTCCGCCAATACCCCAGAAAGCCCAACAGGGGGTACCACGGTAACTGCTTTTTCTGTTCTCCAAAACGGCAAGGGGGCGTGAAGGCTAATGACATCTTCAACCGATTCGATCCCCGCAATGGGCATACGAACTTTTTCGTTTACCGTAGAGCACCCTTCAGAAGCGTATGAAACCACCATGCGGTTAGACGGCTCGTCTACAGAAACAACAGTGTACGTATAGGAAATGGCCATCACTACCTCCGAAGTTAATACTGTTCAACATTGATAGCTACGGACACCCTTGGAGTCGTACTATTATTTTCGCACACCCCGTGCTGTAACCATGCCGGAAAAATAAGGCCCAATCCCGCCGCCACCTGACAATAACTTTCTTTTGCGTAAAAGCTGGTTTCAAAATTATCAAAAGGATAGTGCAAGGATAAATCTGGGCGATTAAACACCAACTTGCTTTCCGGGTCGTCTACTTGCAAGTAACAAACAAATGCAAAAGCCGTATTGGGGTGGGTGTGGGCGATGTTGAAATCGCCTTTCTTATTTATATTGACCCAACAAGAGCCGCCGGACTGCGCGCGCAGTTTTATGGCGCATTTATATTTTTGCGCGGCTAACAACTCTAACTCGCGTAAACAATCGTTCAAAAAAATCTCGACGGCATTTAATTCTGGAATATCGCCTATTGCAAACGCTTCGCTTTGAAAGCCCCCTCGATTAGACTTGACGCGCCCTTGCTGTTCGTCGGGCATCTTTAAGCACCGGTGCAGGGCATCCTCAAAGACGTAGTCCCCCTTAAAAGACCATACGTGCGTGGGGAATAAGTTGGCGCTTTCGTAGCTCACTAGCGGCATTTTATTTCTCTATACCTATGAGTTTATGGTGCATGGCGTCGTTGGCCTTAACCATCTCATTTCTAAAGCTCTCAATAGCCGCGCCTGTTTGCCGAGTCATCTGTGAGTTTTCTATCAGTAGTATTGGCATCCACGCAATCGAACACGCCCACTCATCCAAGGCTTCCCCTGTGTTTGGGTTTGTGCCGCTAATTTTTAAAAACCAAGCGCACTCCAATTGTTTGCAAGGCTCAAAGTTATTTAGCGGGCACTGATTTTTTGGCTCAATTTTCAAAGTCAGTCCTTGGTTGCAATGATGACATCAACGTACTGCACAGCCAAGTTAATTGCTGTGCCCGTGAATGTGTGGTCATGCGCTGTGCCTGTAAAAGTGTGGCTGTGGGTCGAACCCGAACCTGCTCCTGCCGTTGTACCGGAATAGGTGTGGGTGTGCGTGGCGTTCATTGAATATCTAGTGGCGCTGGCTTGTGCCCCGCTACCACCGCCAGCGAGGCCGGTAATTTGTGTTGCAAAAATGCCGCTGGAACCCGGAGGTTTGCCCGCATCAAAGGTGCCCGTTAAGCTAACACTTGGGTTTGAAGTTGTCCCACTGAAAGTGTGTGTGTGCGAGGGTAATTGCGCTTCAGTAAGGGCTGTGCCTCCAACAGTGCCTGTAGCCGTTGTACTCCCAATCGAACCTGACACTGCCTGAGAAGCGAACGCTGTGGTAAATGCTACTGAACCGCCAGATGCGGCTGTTCCAGACACGACGCGCAGAGCCTTATTGTTGTGTGTGGTGCTTTTTGTCCAACCAGTTGGTGCCGCAGTCTGCACAAACATCATTACAGTACCAGACGGAATCAAGGCTGTAGTCTGTCCTGTTCCGCCATTTGCTACAGGCAAAGTTCCACTGACATGCGTTGCCAAACCAATCTTGCCGTAGCTTGGAGCCGCAGCCACGCCACCAGAGATCAGTGCGTTACCAACTGCTACATCCGCGAGCTTGGCCAGAGACGTAGTCGTATCTGCGTAAACAATGTCTCCCACAGCGTAAGAGGACTGACCAGTACCGCCACGAGCAGCAGCAATAGTTGTAGCGTTCCAAGTACCAGCAGTAAGAGTACCGACTCCAGTAACGCCCGTGTAGCTGCCAGACAACCGTGAAGTGCCCAACGTACCAGAAGTAATGTTTGAAGCATCAGTTGTGTCCGTTGTTGCTGAAGCTGCCAAGCCTGAAACTGCCGCCGAAGAAATAGCAATACCTGTATTTGTGACCGATGTAACTTGGCCCTGCGCGTTGGTAATAAAGACTGGGACTGACGATGCTGAACCATACGTACCCGCCGTACCAGTGTTGGCAATATTGAATGTGTAGGACGGGGACTCACTCAGCCCTGTCCCTGCGGTATAGGTGATGGGGGCGGAAAACTGTTGGAAGACAATCGCTGTTGTGCCAATCGTTATCGGGGGAGCAGTCTGCTGCACCCAAGCGGTATTGACGTTAGCAGTGCCGCTGGTCACTAAGAAAAAGTCACCCTCGTCAATCTGGTCAACGCCGGTTCCAACGGTGTCAAAGTCAGTTGCACGGGTCAGTATGTACGGTGTTCCAGCAGAGCCAACCTGAGTAACAACGTAAACACCATTATTTGCGCCCGCCGCTTCATTTTTTACAAGTATGCGTTCCGCAACAATAGTAAGTGTTGAGTCCACAGACAAAGCACCATTAGCGTTTCCTGTAAGCGTTGCCCCTACCCCGGATGTACCGTTGTTGTACGTGTTTGCTGGTAGAGTTGTTGTAGTTGCTAAAGCTACAGCTTCATGGAAGTGAATGCCGGATGCGATGGCGTCAGCGTATTCTTTGTTGACAATGTCGGTGTTGTTGACCGGAGTTGTGGTGATTGTGCCGGACGTGATATTTGCCGTTGTGATGTTTGCAGTGCTTGCGCCCAGTGTGCCAATATCTAAAAGAGTTACAGCAGACCCTGCTGCATCTAAATACACCGCCCTTTCCGCCGGGTATGTACAAAACACATTCTTTGTCCCAGCGGCAAAATTAACCAAACTACCAGAATTGCTGGATTCAAAAACAGTGGTGCGGCTTAACGTTGTGCCTGAAGCTGTGTATGTGCCAACACCTACTTCCCAACTCCCCGTACCCGGGTCTGTAATTGCGTAATATGTGACGTTGCCGTCGCCAATAATTGCAAAAGTTTGAAAACCAAAAACCGCACCGTTAAGAGTCAGTGTTCCAGTGCCAGTTGTAGTGGTGCTTTCTTGAACTCTATCTTTGACTACGAGTGCCATTTGCTCAACCCTGCGTTTTAATTACTTGCCATGTGTCAGTTTGACCGTCGTAGATGACTGTCCAACCAGCATTCTGGGCAGAATTGATGTCTTGCCAGCCGTTGGTCTGGGCTGTCCCAATCGTAGCCCAAGTCGTTGTCTGGGAAGCATTGATGTTGCCCCAATCTGCTGTTTGCGCATCGTTGATGATCTCCCAAAGCAGCCGTGCAATGATCTGATCTGCGGCCACCGCACCTTCAGTAATAATAACAAAAAAGGCTGCGCTTGCAAACACTGCGTCCAACACCTGCGCCGTTTCGCTGACGGAGGCATTAAAGGTGGAGGGGGCCACCAAAGTACTGTCGGAGCCAGCCGCAGCCTCAGAAACCGCAACACCAAACCCGGCGGCTGCGCTGGGTGTGTCCAGACCAGAAATAAGCTCAGCTACTGCGGCATTGAAATCTGCGTTTGAAGACGGCGTGTCCAGCCCTTGAGCCACCTCTGAAATAAATGCCACATACACCAGCCCGCCTATTACCGCGTCAAAAGCCTGCGCAGTCTCTGTTATGGCCACTGCAAAGTCAACCAAGGCAGACGCAACATCCCTCGCCGTTGCAGCTTCGGCTATGGCGGCGGCAAAATCCACCAACGCTGATGTGGAATCTGAGGCGGTTGCGGCTTCGGCTAGGGCTGCTGCAAAGTCAACCAAACTGGAAACCGTCTCCGAACCGGAACTTTGTTCGGCAATTACTGCGTTGAAATTTGAAGCAGCTACGGCTACGCTATCGGCCCCAGTGGCGGTTTCCAAAATACTGCCTTGGAAGTCTGCGCTGGAAGCTACCGCATCCGCCCCGACAGCTTGCTCTTGGATATTTACCCCAAAATCAACAAGTGCTGTTGTGTCATCCACGGCCACCGCAGTCTCAGTGATGTCCGCCAAGAAATCTGCGAGGGTTGATACCGTGTCTTCAGCAGTCGCACTTTCTTGTATATCGCAGGCGTAAATCGGTAGTGAAGATACAGTTTCGCTACCCTGCGCAGACTCGTCAATTATTGTTGTAAATGTGGACGGGGCAACTAGTACAGTTTCTGATGCCGTCGATGTTTCCGCAAGGGCGGACTGAAATATTGCAAGTACCGCTGCTAGATCAGCGGCTGTTGCCGATTCACTAATAGAACTATCAAGCACTTGCCCCCCTGCTGGCAATGCAGCATAGGGGGTTTCAGCAAATGCGGATGTTCCAAACACTCATCAAGCAGCGTCGAGGCTGAACGTGTAGGTCACATTCAAGGTATCGCCAGACACAACGGTGCGGTCGCCGGGGGACTGAAAATCAGAGGCTGAAAACAAAACACCTGAAGTGCCACTGGCCACAGTACACAAGAACGCGCCTGCAATAACGCCACCAGCGCCAGAGATGGCGAAGGAAGAAGGCGCGGCAGAGTTGCTGATGACAGACGGGTCTGCGGTTGTAGCCGTACCAAATGTCACAGCCTTGCGTGAACCGGCGTAGTCGGTGTACTCAGTCCATGCTTTGGAAGCCAAGGTGTCGGCTGCGGCAAAGGTTGTGCCAGAACCGGGGCCGGTAACTAAGCCAAGAAAGAGTGCGGCGGTATAGGTTGCGCCCTTGAAGTACTGCGTGTTCATGTCTTGCAAGCCTTCGTTCATCACAAGGTTATGCTTGGAAGTACTCCACTTCAAGTTGCCGTCTTTGTCAAAACACTCGACATAGAACACGCCGCCCGCACGAGCGCCAAAGTCGGCTCCAGTACGAGCAACCAGCCCTGCGCTGACGGTGTCGGTTGATGCTGCTTTTTCGTTAAACATAGTCGCTCCTTATACAAGCCGAATGAGTGCCGATGTGCTGGTATTAGCAGGCATCGTCACAGTGAAAGTTGAAGTTGAGGTTTTGTCGTTACCAAAGTCCAGAACGCAGACTGCATCCCCAGTGGTATTGTTGTATATCAATGCACCGCGAGCAGTGATTACTCCAGTCCAAGCTGGCGCTGCAAACGTGACATAAACAACGCTCCCAGCCGCTGTCGTGGCTGTGGAGACGGTGGCGGCAATTACTTGCCCGGTAGCCACATAATTCCCACCAGAAGCCTCGCCTGTAGCTGTGTAGCCCGTGGTCGTTTCATCCAGTGTTGCAGCATTTGTGTACAGAGCCAGCTTGAAGACATCAGATGAAAAATTCATCGTGCCGTTCATCAGCGCGGTACGCAAGGTGTTGCATGAATAGTTGCCGGTAAACGCCATTAACGCACTCCGTTATTCTGAGCCAGAGGAGGAACTCTGAACTGGCCACTTCGGTATGCGTCGCTACGCTCCAGACCATCACCCAAACGCTGAGCCAATGCAAGAGCTTCTTTGTACTTACCGTCGTACAAAGCAATCACGTCTTGCTCGCCCTTCATGAACGTGTAAGCCTCAACCAATGAGCCGTACAGCAGCACGGTATCAAAGTTGTCGCCCAACCAAGTCTGGCCAGAAGCTGCAACTGTGATGGACTCGGGATAGTAGTAATAGTGAAGCTCGACGTTGTAAGCCGCATCAGGTGTTGGGCCAAGAATGAAGCTCAACTCATTGGTGATGACGGGGCTGGGGTCGTTTGTGGTTGTCGGGCCAAACAGAGCGTAGTACTTGGGTGTCGCTGTGTCAGTAGCCTTGGGATACGCCTGACGGATGAAGTTCACATCCTTGTTCAGCAAGAACTCTTGCCCGTCCGCAGTCTCAACGGCCAACGAATACGTCGCCAGAAAATCTGCCGGACACGACAAGTACTTGTTGCCATTTGATGTGATACCCGTCACGTTCTTACGCAACGATGGAAACTGAACCGTGTTGTAGATGCGCTGCTCAGCCTGTGTAATGAACGTGTTCAACTGCGTCTGGGGAGACACAGTTGAATTGTCATACAGGTACGTTGCCGGGAACGTGTTCTCGGTGTACGACTGAATAGCGGCAATCAACTCGGTGTAGGTCATGCCATTGGGCCCCGGGCCATCAAGCCTTTAGTTGCTGCGCCTGTGCCACGGATTTTGATACCAGTGGTTTTGGTAGGGGGATAGTCCTGACTACGCGTGTTTGCAACAGCCACGTTTGCTTTGCGCATAGTTGTCTTTGCTGGCTCTTCACCCACGACAACAGTAGGAACCTTCTTAGGTACTTTGTATGTTGCCATATTATTTGCCTCTGCCAGAGCTGCGTTGGTTCATTACCTTCGCCATGTTGCGACCATACTTCAGCATGTCACTGTTGGTCTTACCACCAGCACGCAGCTTGGTTGGCGTTTTGCCGGGGTGCATGTTTTGTTCGTGTTTGCGAACTGCTTTCTTTGCGTCCATAATCGACTCCTTATGTCGTTGTAACCGTAACTGTACCAAGTTCTACTGCTAATACCAAGTTATTTGGCGTTAGAGCAGCGTCAAAAAACGAAGATCCACCAACAGGATTCCATCCCCACTGAAAGATGCGGCTACCCGCTTCCACTGTCCCTGCTCCATCAGTCCCAGTGCCAGTTGGATCAAGCTGCAACCCGTTTGTGCCCGAAAGCACATAACTGCGATCAGGACGGGGATTTCTCAAAGCCTGTGGATCATCCACTGGGAACATACCCAACTGCAACTGTGGCTGGTCTGGGTCCCAACACTCTGGGCACACCAGTAGGTTGTAGTTCTTGGTTTTGATGATTTCCGTCTTCAATACCTTGAGCATGAACCGCTGGTCGCAGCGGTCGCATTGGGCAATTGCGTTCTTACCGCTGGCAAACCTATTACCCATCTTTACCTCCCGATGTAGGTTTGACGGGGAACAAGGCGCAAAGCGGCTTTCTCGTGATCTTCATACGCAGCCAGCTCCCAAGCCTCGTCATACTGAGCCTTCAGAAACTGTAGGCGCTCAGCGCCTTGGGGGATTTTCCCAGCTACGTAATACGCCAATCCAGCCGCCATACAAGGCAGGAATCTGAAAGGCACATCCATGATGTTGACACCGCCACCTGCGTCTTGAGTGCGGCGTAGACGCCAATACACAAATTGGTATTGCTGTGCGTTGTCTGGAGTTGGCCAAACAGTAATTGCGGGGACTTGCTGCCAGTACACGGCGGTTGTGCTTGTATGACTTACGGCAGTTGTGTTTTGCTGCCCACGGAAACAGTTATAAAGCACATTTCCGTCGATATACCCATAATTGATAATCTCGTTATCAATCTTGATGAACCCAGCGGCGGGTAAACCAACAGCAGAATTTAAAGTTATTTGGGTGGAAGTGGCTGTGATAGCCCCGTTTAGGGTTAACCCTGTGGGTGAAGTTTGCCCGTTATATCGTTGAATCCAAACCTGAATAGGTCTGGCTTGGGTAATTTTGTTGGGGATTGTGGCATAGGTAGAAACACTAATCCGAGTAATAGTCAGGTCGGATTGAGTCGAAGCTATGTTGCCACCGGTACGAATGACGTGCTCAAGTAAGTCGATGGTGTCATCAGGCAGGGCGTAAGTGTTTTGCCCCTGCACGAAGTCAATCGTACCTGTCTCAATTGTCCAGAGGTTGATGCCACGATTTGCCCAGTCAGCGAACATGATGTTCAAACTGCGACGAGCAGTACGTAAGTCATACCCAGTACGTAACTCACCCCCGGCGCGTTCAAACGCTTCCTCCACCAAGTCGGTGAGGTCTAGATTGAAACCGGTTTGTCCAGAGGTGGTTGCCATTATCTAAATCCTGCCGTTTTCTTCGCCACTTTGGGCGGTTGTTTCACGAATTGTTTTCCGGCTTTTTTACCTGCTCTTTTTGCACGCGTTGTCGCAGCGTACTCAGAAGAACTGAGAGCTTTGATCGCAGCTTCAGGAAGGTATCGCTCACCTGTTTCAGAAGATTTTTTACCACTTTTGGTTCTCCATTTTTGGTCGCCCCAATTTTTAAGGGAAGTCTGCGGCGCTTTCAATCTCGGTAACCCCCGCCTGCTGCCTTGTACTTCTTGGCAACAAGTTGTGCTTTACGGGCTGACCACTGGCCCGCCCCAGTACCATGAGTAGCCGCCGCCTTGACCTGAGACACGATCCGCTTGCGCAGGCCGGGCTTGGTGTAGTTTCCGGCGGCGTTTACTTTGCCACCTTCTGCATACATATCTACATCCTGTGGTTTATCGGTGCGACGAACGACTTTCCTACCGGGCATCTTAGATGCTCGGATTGCGCCCATGCCACGACTCGCCATCATCGGATGATCGTCCCGCGAGTTTTGCCGCGCTGAGCACAGCCGTCTGCACGGCTAGAAGCAGTCATGCCACCCTTGGCGAAGGGCTTACCCATTGTGGTCTTGGTAGTTGGGGCAGTAGCAGCTTTTGCGGCTGCCTTTTTGTCTGCCATTTCCTGCAATACCTCTTTTGGGGCAGGGGCGTCAGTACCACCAGTCTTGGCTTCGGCTCGGTACTTTGCTGCTTTTTTGTCGTCTTCAGTCATGCCACCTCCGGCGTAATCGTCACTTGTGCGTGGGGTTCTGTCACTCGAATCAGAACTTCTGCCTCGGGGAGAACCAAAACTCATTTCACCAGAAAACTCCGATTCTCTGTCAGCTTTTTCTTTGTAGTCTTTTGCGGAACGGCTACCCGTAGGACGAGGGTTTAATGTCGAAGAGGGTATGCTGCGAAAACCGCCACCCCCACCGCCACCCTCAAGTAGCTGATCGTCCGTAGGTTTTTTTCCGACTCTTGCCATGATTCACCTCAATACATCTTGCATTTGGTTTTACCGCGAGAGGCAATGCCATCGGCGCGTTTGGAAGCAGTCATACCGCCAGAAGCCATCTTCTTGACCTTACCACCACCCCTTAAGCCACGCTCCTCTAAATCTTTGTTCCCGCGCTCACGAATACCTTCAAAAAAACTTGATATAGGCATTTTGTGTTTGTAAGGCTCAGATTTAGGTGCGCTTGTAGTTGTGAATGTAGGGGCGGGGTCTTTGGGCTTTGCAGCAGGGGCAGGAGCTGCTGGCGAAGCGGCACGGGACTTGTAGTTCTTCATATCTTCAGCAGGCTTGACTCCCTCAATAACAGGTTTTTGCTTCGCGGGCATACCGCGACTCATCCCAGCTTCTAGATCTCGACGAGTTGAATTGATACGGGGGTCGGTCTTGGCGATAGTAGAAGCGCTAGGAGGCGTGGGTTTTTTAGGGGCCGCAGGCGCTGCCTTTTCAGGCATGACAACATCGGCCTCAGTAATGGATTTACTGTCGCCGTCAGACTTTTTCATGTAGTCAGTAATTTGACGACGTGGCTCTTCCTTATCTTCGACTTTTTTAGTGTCGCCGGTGTAAGAACTAGTCTTTTGGTCGCCCGCGTCATCTTTGTCCTTGCCCTTGGACGCCATGTACGCTGCGCCCGCAAGAGCAGCAAGACCCGCTAATCTACCCAAATTTTTCTTTGCCATGATCGGCTCCTTAAATCAGCACTTGCCTTTTGACATGCCGCCGTTTTTCATGCCCAGAGGTTTAGAGCCAGACATTTTGACCGTAGTACCTTTGGAGATACCGCTCTTTTGAATAGCGTGCTCGCCTTTACCTTTGTTGCCGCCAGAAGGGACTGCGCCCATCTTGGCCTTGGTGATAGCACCGCCCCCTGCCATTTTCTTCATACCAGCTTCCTTCATTTCATGTTTAACCATAGACTTGGGTGCGCCTTTGGATTTCATGAAGGACACTTCTTTTTTGACCATTGCTTTAGATTCTTTCATCTCGCCACCCTTTTTAAAAAGTTCAGCCTTACCTTGATTGGTTTTTGGCCTGTTTACCACTTGACGGTCAGCCCGGGTTGAAACCGATCTGTCCTTCCCGAATTTCATACCCTTACTTGCTTCGCTGAAGTCCTTGCCTACGGCTTTAGGTACTTTAACTTTCTTTGCAAATGCTGGGTTATGGGCCACAGCATCCATGAATTTCTTTTGTTTTTCACTCGTTGCTGGCATCTTCGTCTTTCTTGCGGTTAACAAGTTTCTGCACAGTGTCAGTTTCGTAGATACGAATAGCGACCCAAATAATACTGAGAACCGCAGATACGGCAGGTAAGAATTCCACAAGAGTTCCTATGACGGTGAGGATAGAAGCACCGTCAATCATGTGCTTAACAGTTTCTTGATCTTGTTGGTTCATACAAACCTACCCCTCGTTTTGCCTTGGGTGGCGCAGCCGTCAGCCTGTGTTACGTATCCACCATCAGCGCAGTTCCAAGCCCGAAGGCTTTTGTTAATCCTCGAATCCGGATCGCGTGCGGTCTCGGCGCTCGTAAGCTTCGCTTTCATACCTTTCATACGGGCGCAGAAAGAGTCGCGGCGTTTGCCTCCCTTTGGTTGGGGGGCTTTCAACCCCGGCTTCCCGGGATTCGCTGCGTTGTAGGAAGCCCGACCTTTGGCGTTCAAGCCTCCGCTCTCGCTCTTCCCCTCTTTGCGTTGCCATGCTGGTGATTTAGCCATAGAAAACCGTTGCTGTTACGCTTGAACCGAGCCCAACAAAAATGCCGTTGGGGCAATAAATACCTTCGCCGGGCACAGGTACAGGCAGTCCAACTGTATTGAATGTGTCCAGCTCAACATAGATGTTTGTGTACATTGTCACCGTACCAGAAGCCGTGCCTGATGTCACTGAAGTAACCGTAAACGTGTTGGTCGTAACGTTCGATACCGTATACATGCCGTCACGCATTGTGGTTCCAGCAGCAACATCCAAAAACACTCGCTGCCCATTTGCCAAGCCATTGTCGTTAATCGTAACAGTGACCAACGTCCCAGTACGACTCCAAGTACCTGATTTTGAAACTGCGGGGTCGGCAACAGCCATGTTCCTTGCAGACACAGTAGCCGTCGTTACCGTCACGCCTTTTAAACGGACAGCATAAGTCGTCGCATTGCCAGATGCGCTGGCATGGTAAGACTTGACGTCATACTGCATCGTCATTGCGTATTACCCGTAGAAAATGGTAGACGTAACATCTGCACTGGGAAGCCCAACATAGATGCCGTTAGAAGCCAAAATGCCTTCGCCGGGAATCAACGTGTAAAACGCTGTGCCGCTAGAGCAATCAAACTCCGCCAGAATTTTTGCGTACATGGTCACATTACCGCTGGTAGTAGCTGATGCCACAGTCACGGTAAAAGTGTTTGTTGCTACGTTTGCAACCGTATAAGTGTTGTCTTGTGTCGTGCCACTGGTAAAGTTTAAAAAAACTCTATCTCCGTTTGACAACCCATGATTGGCGATTGTTACTGTACAAGTAGTGGTGCCGGGGACATCATACGTACCTGTTGAAGTTACGTTGTCACAAATTGCTGTGTTAAACGTTACAGACGTAGACGGGGAAATCAACACCCCTTTTAAACGGGTGCGGCTGGCAAACGCAACGCCAGATTCAGTGTTGTGATACGACTTGACGTCAAATTGCATCGTCATTTTGTTGCTCCGGTTCTGGCGCTTCTAGCCTGTTTATGAGCATCTTGTACGCTTGGATCGTGGCCTGAGCCTGAATTAAAAAGGCGTTTGCCTTATTTGCCTCAGTCTCTAGGCTACGAATCTCAGACTCCAAGAATTCCTTGGTGATCTGCATATTAAGCCGCGCTAGAACACATGATGAAATAGGGCGTACCGTCTGATGCCACAACTCTCAAAGTCTTGGCAACGGTGGCAGTGCTTGTTACAAACAAAGCTGCGGGGATGTTGAACAAGTTTGCAACAGTGCCTGTGCCGCTGTTTGTGAAACGGATGAACGAAGCATTTGTCCAAGTACCACCAGAAGCAAAGTCAGAATCGGCTTGGATAGCTGCAATTGTGCCGCCGGGGTTGGTAGAAGAACCACCCAGAGTGGCGCGAAGAGCGTTACCCGCACCAGAAATAGTGCCAGAACCGTTGATGCTCAAGCTAACGTGTGCACCGTTGACAGTACCGCCAGTAGCTGCACCAGCGCCTGTGACTCGTGTCAGTGCGCGAATGGTTTCGCCAGAACCGGTGGAAGTAAATTCCAAACGGTTGTACGACAGGCGCGTATCGCCAGTGGTGGCTGAAGTGGTGGCGTATGACTCGGAGATATTGCCAGCGGCAGTCTCAACGATAGGACTGGAAGCTGTTCCGGAGATGAAGCCATTTTGTGATATGACTGGGCCGGAGAACGTGGTATTTGCCATGATTGTTCCTTACATGCAAGTGAGGGTGTTCTGTCTGCATGTCGTCAGCCGGGACTGTCAGAACACCGGATAACCCCGGAATGTGTTCAATATACACCAAAAGAAAAAGGGGCACAAGGCCCCTTTCTCGGTTTATCAGGACGAACCTGAAGAACCCCACATACCCAATGGGTCAGACCAGCCGAAGCTGTAACGCTCGCGAGCTTTGTAACGGACGTTGCCGGTGTCGAAGTCGCCGTCCATGCTGTTAGACAGCGGGGTACGAACGAAGTGCTTCAGACCGTTAGGCACGTCAGTTGTCAGGAACCAAGCGTTGGTGTCTGTCAAGAAGTGGTTGACAGCGTAGCCTTCGGGGATTGCGCCCATCTGTTTGATAGCGTTGATGTCGTTATCAGCAGTGGAAACACGCAGTTCAGTGTCAAGCAAACGCTTGGCAACGAACATGAGTGCTGGAGGCACAATCATTTTCTTGGGCTTAGCGGCGATCAACAAGCCACGCTCATCAGTCCAAGCGGCGATTTGAATAACGGCGGCTTCCAAAGAAGTCTCGTTCAAATCAACTTGGGTGGTGGGGGTGTTGCTGTTGGTTCCGCCAGAGATCAAGGGGTGGCTTGCGTTGAACAAGGACACGCCGTCGCCACCGGGGTAGCTATTGCTAAAGCCATTGTTCAGGACGGCAGCAGCCTTGACCTGTTTGGTGTATGCCATAGCACGAGCCAATGACTTGGTGTAACGAGCAGACAAGCTGTCGTACAAGTTATCTTCAATCGCTTCTTCAGTGATTGAGAAACCCAAGGCGATGGTTTCGTGTGTATAGCGGGTTGACCATGCTTCTTGTGCATTGTCGTAAGCGATGGCAGAACCTTCGTTTTTGACAGGTGCGGCAGAGAAGCCGGACAGTTTGGTTTCTTCTTCGAAGGAACGCTCAGAGCTCTCAGTTTCGTAGATCTCTTTGTGTTCTTCGCCGTAGCGAGCGTACTCCATACCGAACAAAGCGTTCAGACCGGGGAGCAACTCTTTCAGCAGTTGTGCGCGTGAAATAGCCATGATTTAGCTCCTTGATTAAACGCCAGAAGCGATAGTGGTTGTGTGAATCTCAAAGTTCCAACGAACGATGAGTTCTGGGAAGACAACGTTACCAGAACCGTTAACGTATGAAGTCTCATAGACAACATCGACAACGTTCATAGGCAATGTACCTGTAGTAGCAGAAGAAGCAACTGCAACACGGCTATTGCCAGTTGAAGTCAAACCTGAGTTCTGCACCAATGCTACGTTAGTACCAATAACGGTAAATTGCGTAGTAGAGGAAGGCAGCAAACCAGAAGTTGCATCGTCTGCTGTAGCGCCAGTAGCGATCACAGCTTTAAACAGCGTGTCGGGGTCATTACTTACATAAGCAGTAATAAACGTACCGGTAGGCGCTGCTGTATTAGCTGGGAAATACTGAGCAAAAATGGTCTGGCCTTGCGCGTTAACGTAAGAGCAGCCCAAGAAAACACCAATGATCTGTGAGGTTGTCACAGTTGCACGGGCGGTGGTAATGGCGGATTTGATAATCGTGCCATCGTTAATCATCTCGATGGGGTCACCATAGAAGATGCTGGTTGGATATGCCGAAGCAATACGGTACTGGCGAGTTGCACCTGCGAAAGGTGTACCACCGTACAGATTGATCGGCTTCAGCCCGTAAGGGGCGTTTACCGTTGGAAAAGCCATTTGAAAGACTCCTAAAATTTAAGAACCAGAACCGAACGAAACCTTAGATTTTTTATCGACGATCATCGCCATATTAGACCTAGAGTCTTGTTCACGAAGGAAATTGTTGTCCACCGAGTCCATCTGAGATTGGTTCAAGTTCGCAAAGTGTTGCGCACGTTGGTCCATAAACTCTTTTGGAATACGACAGAGCAACAGCCCACCGATTTCGATACCGCCTCTAAAGCGGCCGTCAACGGCAGCGTGCATCATGAGCTCAGGATAGTCTTCTGCTTTGCAGGGTTCGTATCCTTCTCGTAACTTAGAAGAGATATTGCTAGGATCAGCAACACCCATAGTGCTCAATCGAACATACCGATGCTTCCAGCCGGGACGCTCATCTGGCATTGGAAGAGCTTCGGGGGCCTGCCAAGACGAAGGTCTATAAGTAGTTGCCCGTGATTCCAAGCCGCGATCCGAACGGTTTTGTTTTGCTTCAGTCATGATTAAACACCTTTTCTAAGTAAAGCAGCCTGTCTTGCGTATTCTTCAATTGGTACACCAAGGCGTCGCGCTTGCGCGGCCTCCGATGCTTTCAGTCGAATACGGTTAGGCGGAGTACTCCGCGTAGCCGGAGCTACAGGCGAAGTGATTCTTGTTGCACGGCGCGGGGTTTCATCATCCTCGTCAACCGGTTCTGATGTCCTTTTCTTAGGAGGCGGATCATCATCCTCGTAGCTCTGATCACTTTCAAAGTGCTCAGGGAATCGTTTGCGCATCGTTTTGTCGATGGTTTTGAAGTACTCTTCAGTACCTACATAGTCCGGACCATACTCGCGCTGTAACTTTTTGTCAATACCCATCGCGGCCATAGTCATTTCTTCGTCCTGACCCCACCAGTCGCTGTTGTTTTCCACCCAACGCTGAGTACGGGGGCTAACTTTCTGACGTTCTGGTTCAGCAGGCTGATACTGACGTTCTTCAACCTCAATAGGTCTCATCCCAGAGGCTTTGTCCATATGCAGAGTAGCTTTGGCAATTTCTGCTTGAGCTTCTGCTAGAGCATCAACATCTGCTAGTTCGTAAGCTTCTTTGTACTTTTTCTTGGCGGCTTCCAGTTGAAGCTGTGCGCCCGACTGAGACTGCTCAATTAGTACTTTACTTCCATTAGAAAGCTGTTGTTGAAGCCGTTTGTTCTCTTCAATGATCTGGCGTGCATAGGCTTCAGTGGCCTCGCGCTCGCGCAGTGCTTGTTCTTTGGCGCGGCGTTCATCGTGATAACCACGGGTGAACTTCTTAATGCGCTTCTGAACTTTCTCGTCGTAGGTGGCCAACTCATCGTCAGACACATCCTCGACAGGTTCTTTCATGGGCTTGCGGCCACGATCTTCGGCTGGGGTGTCGTCCTCAATCTCGATCTCAAGTTTGCCCTCTTCGGCAGCAGCTTTCTTGGCTTCTAGCTCATCGGGGAACTCATAAGTCTCATCAAATTTTGTTGCCATGTGTTACTCCTTATGCAGCACGCGTGATACCACGGGGGTCCTCCACAACCGCTTCCACGCTGTCATCGTTGATGATGCGGAACTCACGGCCATGAATCTTCAGGCGAGTGCCTGAATTGGGGCGGACGATGATGAAATCACCTTCCTTACAGCTCGGTCCACTTGGGAACCGGGTAGTGTCTTTGTAGGCATCGGGGCCAAGCTTGATAACGAACAGTACCGGGGTCAGTACTTCCTCGTAGTGCATGGTTTTCGAGTCTTTGAGTAGACCAACCTCGCTGTCAGCGTACTCTTCCATAGCTTCTGGAACAACACACAACAGACGGAAAGTCTTGGGATCAGGCAATTGTTTGGCTTTTTCTTCGGCGCTTTTGTTCAAAATGCCGGTCAGATCAACCGCAGCAACGTCAAATTCAGTCATCAGCTTTCTCCATTTTTTGCACAAGGTCTTCAATGATGTTCTCTGCGTAGTTCAAACCTTGGACAACTCCGCAGACTCTTCGGTACTCTTCAATGTGATCGCAGCGCCCAGCCGCCACAAAAGCTTCTCGCTCTTGTTTCAGCTTGCGGATCTCGTTAAAAATTGGACCAAGTAGTTTGTACTCGTTCACTTATTCTCCTTCTTGTTGCTAGGCTGGTTTCGTTGCGCTGCCCGTTGCGCTTGTTGCATGGCTATCTGTGCCCGGTGTTTCGCAATGTCCACGCCCAGACGAGCGCCTTCAGCCTCTTGCGACTGTTTCAGTTTGTCTTTCGCAGCGGCTGCTGTGGCCGCGACCTGCATTGCAGCGATCTCTTTTTGAGCCGCGATACGAGATTCCTCGATACGAAGTTGGTCTGCTTTGGTAGCAGCTTCGATGGTTTGCTTCTGCTGCTTGAGCTTCAACTCCTCCATCTTGATCTGGAGTTCTTGCATCTGCATCTGGACAATTGGGTCCTGCATCTGCTGCTGAGCTTGTTGTTGCGCAGCTTGTTGTTGAGCTTGCTGAGTCAACTGCTGTGACGCTTGGGCAGTCATCATGGCAATCTGATCGGCCATGTTTGGAGGAACCTGCTTGTTCTGCTCTTCATTGGGCAGCGGCATACCAATGGCCATCTCCACCTGCTTGCGGTACTCAAACGCAATGTGCTCGTTGATGTGAGCCATAGCTGCGGCCATGATCGCTTGTGCTTGCGGGTTCATCTGCATCATCTGCTGAATCTTGGGGTTCTGGATTGCAGCCATGTGCGCCTGAATGTGGGCTTCATGGTTCTGTTCGATGAACGCCTTGACCGGTTTCATGATCAACAGATTCTGGTTCTCCTGCACTGGGTCAGTCGGCACTTGGTCATCTTCCACCGGCACAAGCTTGGCCGCGTTCTTAATGCCCAACACCTCAATCATCTGACGATGCAGCAGAGGTAAGTTATAGAGTTGTGGTGCAGACTGAGCCAACTGAAGAACTGCTTGATACTGCACAATCTTCTGCGCCATAGTTGCTGCATTAGGATCACTGACAGGAATAACATCTGTGCTGTCGTAGTCCGACTTCTTGGCTTTACGACCTGCGTCTTCTGGCTCATAGTCATACTCCTCGGGGGTATAGTCAGCGATGATTACCTTGAGCAGACGGAACTCCTGCTTCATGGTGTAGTGCAGGCGGGCTTGGACCGCTGTCATCACCTTGAGAGTACGCTCCAACAGAGCCAGAGTTGTACCCACCGGCGCGTTAGTACTCATATCAGACACGTTCATGTCGCCACTTGAGGCAAACGCCCGGCCCTCTTGGACAATATTCTGGAACAGTGCGAACAGAACCTGACTTGGTTCCTTGTACGGCAGAGGTAAGATGTTGTCGCGGATACTTCCCGAGGGGACATCTACGTCTCTAAACTCTCCGGGCTGGATAGGTGTATCGTCACCTTTGATGCGAAGACCGCGAGATTTGAGGCCCCCGGGTAAGTTCGAAAGTGTTCCTGCATCCACGAGTTGGCGGATGAGCATCGTCGCGCTTTTCGCGTACCCGCCGATAAGGTGGATAAGGCCGTAACCATAGAAGCCAAAACCGGGGATGTATTGGTAGTGAACAAAGTGCTGTCGCTTGATGTGTAGTTCGTCATCTTCGTACCAATTCCTCCGTATGGCTAAAACTTTGCGGGTTCCCTTTTCCACGGTAACTACGTAAGGCAGGGCAATCCCAGTCTCCTCACCCTTCTTGTCCTTGTGCTCGTATCCGGGCAAGTCCAAGTCAACGTGCATTTCAAGAATACGGAAGCGGTCATCGTTCAAGGCCGACATGCCTTGTTCTTCGGCCTTCTGCTTCTCAATATCATCCAACTCGTAGCCGGGTTCGCCCAGCTCTACATCACTGTAGAACCCAGCTTCTTGTAACTTGCGCACCTCGTTTTCAGTCTTACGCATGACGTGCGTGACCCGCTCGGCTGTCTCCAAATCTCTCGCGCCGTATGGAACTACGATGTCTTCAGCGGGGATGAACACCGCCATCTGCCGGCCCTTACTTGGATCGTAGTACACCTTCTTGAACGCTGAGCCCGCCAACGGGAGTGACCACAACATCTTCTCGTGCTCTGGCCGGTACTCAGTCATCACCTCGGTCAACTGATAGTTCATGTCCTCGCGCACGCGGGCAGCAGCCTCTTCACGCAACAAGTCAACGGCTCCAACAATCTGAGTCTTCACAGGCCCCATAGCAGGGAATGTTTCCATCATTGCCTCAGACTGAAAACGCACGACTGATTCTGTAAGCATGGGATGAAACACGCCACAAGCCCCTTGCCACGGCTCAGTGCGGTCTTCATACTGCAAGCCCAACAGTTTCAGGCCATCAACATAAGTTTTGATCCACTCCTTGCGGTCTTGGGTGTCTTTATCAAAATCTTCTATCAACTCTTGGCCAAGAGTATCCAAGTCACCGTCATCCATGAAGTTCGCAAGATTGGCATCAAAGTCCTTGGCCGTCTCTTTCTCAGGCTTCAAGTCAATCTCAATGTCCCCCAGACCAATACTTACCTCGTCTGGGTTCTCAATTTCAATTTCAATATCGGGCTCTTCGAGCATGGTGATGCCTTGAGGTGCTTGATAAAGTGCTTTGTCTAACATGATGTGTCCTTACACTGTGTAGAACCGCTCTTTTTTGCGGCTCCTAAAATAAGATATCTCTTCGGGTTCGTCCGTGGGCAAACGTAAGAACCCGCCTTGCCTAAACCTCATGAGGGCCAGAGTTGTCGCGTCAACCAAGTCGTCATGCTCGCCAGATGGGAACTCTGCAATCTCATCGACTAGCTCTTCGGCCCACCGCGTGCGCGGAACCCATACCTTCCCCGACGCAATTATGTCCGAGACTGAGTTCAGGCGGGCAATTTTGTCCTGACCCTTACTAGGCGTGTACTCCTGCACAGGGATCCCCATCGCCCGTAAGTCGTAGATCAGTGGCGCACCAGACGCCTTCTTCTCAATCAAAACCCCGTCCGGCTCATACTCTCGGTACTCCTCCAGCACGTCCTTCTTCAGGTCTGGGTATTCAACCCGCTTCTTATAAGTATTCAACAAGATGATGTTCGGCGCTCCGTGATCTTCGTCAAAGTTGAAGATACCCCACGTCGTTCCTGCGGAATAGTCAGCCCGATTGTTCTTCTCAAACGCCGTATCCCACGTCTGCAAGATGTACTCACACGACGGTGGACGCTCATGCTCCCACCATTTCCACCAATCCCGTTTGACGATGGCTGATTCATTACCCACAGGGTTCTGCTGATACTGAGCCTGCCACTTACTGTTGGGCAACTCTTCGCGCAGTGCTTCCAGCTCGTCCAAACTCCAAAACTCTGGCCATAAGGGTTTACCCGAGGGCATGATGGCCGGGAACTCAATGACTTCCCACTGCTCCCCACCCCGCTGCGCTGCCGCTTTGAGCACCTGACCGGTCAAATCCCGCATCGCCCAGCGCGTCATCACGATCACAATCGCCCCACCGGGCTGCAAACGCTGGCGTGGCCCGGACGTGTACCACTCCGTGACCTTGTCGAACACATCTGGGTTGCTCGCGGCGAGCGCGGCCTCCTGTTCTGAGTGGGGATCGTCGATGATTAAGAGGTCAGCACCCTTTCCCGTGACCGTACCGCCCACACCAATCGCAAAATAGTCGCCATTCTTGCTGGTATTCCACCGTCCAGCCGCTTTTGAGTCCGCCCGCAGCTCCAAACCGGGAAAAAGTTCCTTGTAAGTGTCCAAATCCACAAGATTTCGTACTTTTCGGCCAAAGCCGACCGCTAATTCAGCCGTGTTCGAGCTTTGGATGACCTTTTTGTGTGGAAATTTGCCCAAGAACCATGCTGGAAGGAGGTAGGAAGCAAATTCTGACTTCGTATGGCGGGGTGGCATGTTGATGATCAGGCGTTTACATTCGCCATTCACCACCCGCTCAAACGCTCTTGCCATAATTTTGTGGTGACGCCCGCCTATGAACTCCGGCCAGACCTTTTCCACAAACCCCATGAACGTATCCTGAGCCTTCTGCTTCTCGTACAGCTCATCCCGCACATTCAAATCCGCAAGGATCAGCTTTTTCTGATCATCTGATAGTTTTCCAAGGTTGGCCAGCAGAGTTTTCATCTCTGCGTCCATTGGGGCAGACTCAATTCTGCGCATCTTCATCCTCAACGGGCGGCTCGGGCTGCACCTCTTCAATCATTTCTAGCTCTTGGGGTGCACCAAATTCCTTGTCCAGATCAATGTCGATGGGGGTCACATCCACAACCCCTTGAGCCAGCAACATCTTGCGCACCTTGTCCTTGATTGCCTGATCCAAGTCAGTCACGTTGTTGTACGTAACCGTGATCTCGGTCTTCTCGGAGAACAAGCCCACGTCGCTGATCTTGCCCAGCATCTCCGCTGCCTTGATCTCGATCCGTGGGTCACCGCATGACGCTAGGTCCAGTAGTTTGTTAGTGACTACTAACCTAAGCTCGGCGGCATCTGCAACGATTGGGTTGTTGTACTCCCGCAGCATCGTACCGATTCGTTCGGCAACGGGAAGGTTGTACATCAGGGCGGGCGTTTTACTCGGAGCGGGCTCAGCGTT